CAACAGGTTCCGGTAGAGCTTAATCCAGATCGGATTGCGGTCTTTGAAGTGCTGAAACTTAGGCCAGCCTTTAATAAAAATCATGCTAGGCATCCTTTGAAAGATTAATTAAATGTTTAATCTTTTGCCTGTGCTGAACAACTGATGCCTTAGAACAAGCCACACAATTTCCGGTACTTGTATATTTCAATGCGTTCCCGCAAGTCTTGCACTTCTTCCCTGCGTAATGAGTCAATCCACTAGCAGCAGCTTTGATCCTAAATTTGTTCATCGTTTTCTCGTGTATGTGATTGTGACGGTAATTATCATATACACAAACGAAAGGCAGCGCAACAATTATTTTTGTCTTTGTAAAGCGATCATTTCCTGCCTCAATTCCTGCCTTGCCGCCTCACCACGTTTTTTGCCGATGGCTTCCAGGTAATCGCGTTTTTCAACGTTTGGCTTTGCCAGCACATGCCGAGCCTCGCACTCGTGGCGCCAGCACTCGCAGCTTGAGCAGACAATGCGACCGTCGCGCAAGGTTACAGGTGAAGTTTCGATCATGTTACAGCCGAGGCAGTCCATTATTGAATCACTCTAGTTCTGTAATCTACCCAGTCTCTTACCGTCCATTTCGATACGCCAAACATTAAAGCAATAACGCTGTACGGCTTGCCGAACCGCTGCCGCTGGTGTCGGGCTTCCTGCACGATCTTGAAAGGTATTTTTGCTTTGTGATGCATCATTGTTTTTTGCATGACAAGTCACGTGACAACTGATTTGTCACGACCAGTTGCATATAGAGTTTCGTCGATTTTCAGCGCCCCGTTCGTGAGCCGGTCAATGCGCCACGCCTGCTTCTGCGGGATCACTGTTTTCCACGCCTGCACCGCCTGAGTTGATAGCCCTAAAGCCTCCGCTGTCGCTCGTTTCCCGCCGAAATGCGTTAGAACGTCGTTAGTTTTCATATGTAACCCTTTGATTATGTTGAGGAATAAATATATCTTAATTATTTGCAAATAAATGTTGCAAATGTTTATGAACGCATTATAATCTTTTACATCAGAGCTTGCAAACGCACTATCAACCAGGAGACGCAAAATGCAAATAGGAAAATTAGAAATTTACAAAACACAACAAGGTGTCAGGGTTGTTGTGCACGGAAACGTAGGCGCTGATGGTCGTGCAGTTTTGGACGAATTAAAAATGACTCCGGTCGTTGACATAATCAATTGCCGCGAAATCTTTGTTCAAAGCGCGCCTGATTTGGACAAAATAAGGTGCGCGCTTTTGGAAAAAGGAATAATTGTTAAGCCGACCTGATTCCCCTGCCCCTGTCAACGCGGGGGCTTCGGAATACGCCGCCAGAGCGCGTCTGGCAACAAATAGGAGCAACAAAATGAAAATCAAAATCGTAGAAGCAAACCGCCGCGCCATCAACATCTTGCTTGGAGAAATCAACGGCAAATCGTTGGCGCACACAGCAAACGACAAACATGTGTTTGAGCTTGCTGAGTTAATGGAAATGAAACTGGAGAAATTCGGCATTGCCAAAAAAGATCGTAGCGGTGCGCGGGCTTCTGGCATGTCCGGTGGTGATGTGCCGAGTGCTTATCGATATTCTCGCCATGTCAACACTTACACAATCGAGCGCGGAGCATCAGACTGGTTTTTGATTTCTGCAACAAAAACAGAAACGTGGGGAAACGCAGACAAAGATCAATTGAGTCTGACACCCGCCCAACGTGACATTTCGGTGTCGAAATTCACCGCCCAGTTCTCGGTGCAAGCGGTTGTTGAGCTGGCGGTGGCAGCATGAACGCAAACGCGCAGTTGAGAATAAGCGAGTCTGTAGCAAAGGCAAAAAACGCAATGCTTGAAGCTGCGCGGATTGCTCAAGAACAGCCTCGGTCGCTGGGGATTTGGAAAAAGCTAGACAAGATGACCGGCAAGATCGAGGCGCTACAACGCACAGTATGGGGTGTGAAATGAACGAACCTTGCATGTGCGGAGCCACCGACTGCCCGATCTGCGGGCCACTGCAAGGCTACTCTGTCGGCGCAAAACCAACGGCTCGGCATCACGAGCTGGCGCTGGAAGGCGTGGTGGAAACCGTAATGGACTGCGGAATGTGGCCGCAACCGGTCAAAGGAAAATTCAAAAAATCAGAGTTTGATCTTTACGATTTCCTGCTGGAAGAACGCGACCCTAGTTATTTTCTTGAAATGTATATTGGCTGCGTTACTAAAAGAGATGTATCAGACCGCATCCAGCGCGAGCAGGAAACAATAAAAGAAATGCTAGAAAAGCACTTTAAAGACTCGGACATTGTCGCAGACCTTGCCGCCGAATATGCGGAGGAAGAATGAGCATCTCTGAAGTTTGTTTTTACGCTTGCGTCGTTGGCGCAGTGATATGTTTTTCAATTCTAATATGGGGTAACAAATGAACAAAAGCGAAAGCATTGCAGGGCTGGCGGCAGCACTGGCAAAAGCGCAGGGAGCTATGAAAGGCGCACTTAAAGACTCTGCAAACCCGTTTTTCAAAAGTCGCTACGCTGACCTTGCCAGCGTCGTCGAGGCCATCCGAGCCGCGTTTAGCGCCAACGGCCTGAGCTACATCCAGACCGTCGAACCAAGCGACAAAGACGAGGTGCGGGTAGAAACCACGCTCTTGCATTCATCCGGTGAGTGGATTTCCTGCGGTATCCTGTCTCTGCCGGTGAGCAAAGTAGACGCGCAGGGATACGGATCGGCACTTACCTATGCTCGACGCTACAGCTTGAGCGCCGCGGTCGGAGTGGCACCGGAGGACGACGATGGCAACGCAGCCAGTTTTGCAAAACCCAAAGCGACGATGGATTGCACAGATCACATCAGCGCATTTCACGCCGCAGCAACTCTTGATGACCTTCAAACAGCCTTCAAAACCGCCTACAAATCGGCTCAGACGGGGCAGGATTCGATGGCAATGGCAACACTCACCAACGCTAAAAACAAGCGCAAAACCGAGCTGACTGTATGAAAATCATTGATGCAGTGCAAGGAACGCCGGAATGGTTGTCTGCCAGAGCCGGTAAGGTTACGGCCAGCATGATTTCTGCTGTGCTGATGAAGCCGGAAACGGCGGGTTTCAGAGACTACCAAGCACAGCTTGTTGCGGAGATTCTCACCGGCAAGCCGCAGGGATCGGACTATACGAATGTCCACATGCAATATGGCACCGAAACCGAACCCCTCGCTAGATCAGCGTATGAGGCCGAGACGGGGTTTTCAGTGGACGAGGTAGGGTTATGTATCCACGAGACCATTGACCGCGCTGGCGCGAGTCCTGACGGTCTGGTGGGCAATTCTGGGCTGGTAGAGATCAAGTGTCCGAAGGTTGCAACGCACTTGGCTTACCAGATTGCCGGAGTAGTCCCGTCAGGATACAAGAACCAGATGATGTGGCAAATGGCGGTAACTGGCAGGGACTGGTGCGATTTCGTCAGTTTCCGTCCTGACCTGCCTGAACATTTACAATTGTTTGTTGTTCGTTTTAAACGCGATCCAGCGCGTATTCTTGAACTGGAAACTGCGGTTGTCGCCTTTTTGGACACCGTGGACAAAATGTTATCTCAACTCAAAAAGGTTAAATAATGCACATTTCAATCGTTTGGCACGACAAGAGCTTTAACATTCTTCTGCATTCGTCGGAAGGCAAAGATGCGTTTCTGGAGTTAAAAGGTTGCAGGATTCAGCAGTCGCAAAAGGGCGAGTTTGTCTCCATGCCCAGCACGAAGAATGCGGCAACTGGCAAATACTGGAACCACGCCTACATCAACTCTGCGTTTCAAGTAAAAGTTTTGGAATTGGCAAAGGCATCGCAACCAGTAGAGCAAAAAACCGAGCATAAAAAAGAGCTTAAAACATTTGCTGATATTGATGACGAAATAGCATTTTGAGGAGTCAAAAAATGAGCAGAAACGCATTTAACGAGCTGGACCGCGAATATACGGAGCGCGAGGATTATCTTGCCAACCGCGCAGAAGAGCGCAGCCAGAAACCGTCAATCAATCCTTGCCCGTTTTGCGGGCACGACGACATCGAGGTTGACGAGATCGAGATCGGCATCATTGCGATCTGCTGCCCGGAATGCATGGCGATCGGCCCGCACCAGGACGGCGCCCAGTCGGTCGAAATGGCCATCGAAAAGTGGAACCGACGGAAATGAAAGAGTTTAGGTTAAAAGTTAGCGTCCGCAATAATCTGCTTTTGTCT